TGACGGGTATTAACAAAGGAGATACTATTAATAGTGCAACACTTAATTGTGATTTACAAGCACAGAATTATTGGGCTGGTGCAACAACAAAATCTGTTGGGGCGTTTATGTGGATAGCGGGAAGTGCTTCGCCATCTGCGTCACAATCTGTTACTCCTAATACTGGTGCTGCCGCGCCAACAGCAAATCAATTCTTAACTTCCAACACATCTAAATGGAAATCTGTATGGACAGGGTTAACTTTAACAACTACTAGTGCCGATGCCACTCATAGTTGGGATTATACCTCTCACGTGCAAAATTTAGTTGATAGTTATTATTTTAATCCTCAAAAAATATTAGTTAGATTCACTGCTAATAATGTGACTTATACTCAAGCTTCATCAGGAACCTTTTTGAAAACATCAATGGATAGAGGCGGGAACAATACATATCTTGCTGTAGATTATACTGCTGCTCCACCAGCGGGATCAGATTTTGTGCCCCAAATCATCTTTTCTTAGGTGTAATTAGGGGTATATGTCAAAGAAACGTTTCGAGACTGGTGTTCTTTTAGGACACATAGAACTGACGGAGAAACAACAAGAGTTTCATAAAATCATGACGAACTACAACACGCGTGTAGTTTTTCTATCTGGACCAGCAGGGTCATCCAAATCATTCCTGTCCGTATATTCGGCACTAGATTTGTATAATAAAGACAAGCGGCGAACTATCACCTACTTGCGCACGGTGATAGAATCAGCAAGTAAAGGAATTGGTTTTTTAAAAGGGGATATGGATCAAAAACTATCACCTTATCTTCGACCATTAGAAGAAAAAATCTGTGACCTCCTTAATGAACAGGAGAAAGATATGATGAAGCGCCAAAATGTGTTATCAGGAGAGCCTGTGAATTTCGTGCGGGGTCAAGACTGGAAGCATAAAGTAGTAATTGCCGATGAGATGCAAAATGCCACCATCAAAGAGCTACTGACTGTGATGACACGTATCAACGATAATACAAAGTTATATATATGCGGGGATAAGAGGCAAAGCGATATTAATAACAGTGGTTTTGAGCAGTTGTTTGATTTATTCAATGATGAAGTTTCCAGAGAGCAAGGGATACACTGTTGCGAGTTCGATCATGATGATATCATGCGTGATCCCGTAGTAAGTTATGTCATTAAAAAGATAGATTCATTGAGAAATTAGGAGTAAGTTAGTATAATATTAGTGTAACACGGTTAAAGACTAGACATGACTTATAAATTTTGTCCACATTGCGCGGCGAAGAACTTCTTCGAAATCGAGCCTAAATTTTGCTGTTCGTGCGGTGAGCCTTTGAATGCGGCAGTAGTTGCATCGAGCGGAGCACCTAGCATGGACGATTCAACGTCTCCAGTTGATTCTGGCGGATTTCGTAAACCAGCTAAACTGGACGTTGATATCGACATACCAGAAGAAAGTTGGGAAAAATTCGGTGAAAATATCGGCACCGCGCCAGACGAAAATTATCAAAGGGATTCGCGACCTGAATTTAGAAAGGACGTTCCCATCAGACAAGTACTTCTAGAAGACCGTCAACTCAAAAAAGGCACTATTGGCGGAGATGACTAACTAGATGGAAACTTACGAAGATAAACAACACGAAATCGATGAACTACTAGTCAAGATGCGCGGAAAATGGCAACTTGATAGTATCCAATGGATGGGCTATGATGATGTCTGCCAACATATCCGCAGGCACATCTGGCAGAAATGGGATCTATGGGACCAGAAGCGTGCGTTCAAGCCATGGTGCCGCACGGTAATTTCGCACCAAATTAGTAACCTAATACGAAACAATTATAGAAGTTTTGCGCGGCCCTGTCTCAACTGTGAGCATAATATGGGCGCTGACGCATGTGGTCTAACAAAATCTAAAGTTCAAGACTCCACATGTAATGAATACGCTAAATGGAAAAAGAAGCGTTCTCATGTATATAATCTGAAACTACCTGTCCCTATTGAGGATAAGATGCTTTCGGAAACTGTTGAATTGCATGATGAAATGGACTTTGAGGCTAGTTCTGATAACCTACATGGTTTGGTTATGATGCAACTAACTGAACGACAACAACAAGTTTACAGACTTCTATACATTGATCAATTAGATGATGCAGAGGTGGCGAAGAAAATGGGGTTCACTGCCGATGGTAGTAAAAATGTAAGATATAAACAGCTTACCAACCTAAAGAAAAAGTTCGTCGCTATTGCTAAAATTGTAATGGAAAACAATGACATTATCGAGTGAACAAATAGAACGAGCACTGGAACTGTTCGACAGTGGAATTACCAACCTTAATGAAATAACCCAAACAGTCTTCGACAATCCAGAATTGGATGGAAGACACAGAGAGGGTCGTGCTATTCGTGCTGCACTGGTAGATCAGGGCCGCGAATATGGCACCACTCGTAGTGAAGCAGAAATTCCCGCTGAATTGGATGCCGAAGCACTTCACTTTTTAAATAACTCAGATAGAATAGTGGGCATGAATCCTTTGGAGATTGCCCGTATGATTTTTAATGATGACACAATTCAAAGTCTATCTTCCCATCACAGAATCGTCCTCAACCACCTCCAACAGCATCGTGCCGATGTTATGGATAATACCGAAGCGCCAGCAGTCGGCAACTGGTATAATCCAAAGTCATTGTCTACTACGCTTAAACGTATTAACAAATGGGCGCACGCAGAATTAGGTGATACTGTAGACGAATTAACAGCAAGACACCTCAAATGCGTAGAGTCACTGTTTCGCTATCTACAAGCGTTCAAATTAGAATCGACGCTAAACAGCTTTCAAGATCAATCCGACCGTGATCTATTCGAGTCTGAATTTATCCGTGCAACGTGGGATAAACCAGATTTAACCAATGACGAGTTGAACTTGTATATGACCGTGTGCTCGAACTATGTTCGAATCAAACATATACAGGCTCGAATATCATCCCTCAACACGCTTTTGCAGGAGCAACAGGCAAACGCTGATGAAGAGGCTAGAGGACTTACTATTCAACTAACTGAGCGCCTTAAGGGAACCAGTGATGAACTGAACCAGACAGAGAAACGAATAGAGTCGTTAATCCAGAAACTAAATGGTGATCGGGCCAAAAGAAAAGAAAAACAAATGGAGAATAATGCCTCATTTCTCTATATTGTAGAAGAGTTTCAGCGCAAAGAATCTCGTGATAGATATTTGAAGATTGCGAGGCTACAAAATGCTGCTGTTAAAAAGGAAACTGAGAGGCTTGAATCTGTGGCAGACATCAAGGCGCGAGTTTTCGGAATTGCACCAGAAGAATTGTTATGATCTTAACTTGTAAGGAATGTTATCGAGAATTTAAATCAAAGAGAGCTTTACATATCCACCTGAAAACACATGGTGGTAAGGCAAAGTATTATCATAAGTTTTATCCGCGCCACGATAGACGGAGCGGCGAAGTTATTCCTTATAAAGACTACGACCAATACTTCTCTACTTTTTTTAAATCTCAAGCGAGTAGAGAAGAGTTCTATAGAACAGCGTCACAGAGTGATGTGCATGACGCAATCGTTGACGAATGGAATATCAACTTGAAGACAAAGGATTTGACGGTTCTACCAACAGAGACGTTTTTTATGCTTACCAACCTTTGTTCGATCTACGATATCCGTCAAAGTTTTGGTTCAACGCAACAGTTCTGTAAAGAGCTTCGACTAGAACAACTGTATGACGCTCATATGCCAGCAGATTTCTGGAACACTCCAGCCGACGAATTAGAAATGGAGGTGCTGGTTGATACTCGTGAGCAACAGCCGTTCAAGTATACCAATGCACAAGTTCAAAAACTGTCAATTGGTGACTATATGACGGCAGGCAAATATTTTTCAAAAGTAGCTGTTGATAGGAAGTCAACAGAAGATTTTAAAGGAAGCTTCGGTTCACAAATTGATCGTATCAGGGACAACCTACAATTAGCAGAAGATATGGGATACCGTATCTACTTCGTGGTTGAAGGAACACCTGATCAAATGGAAAAGGAAGCTAAAAGAAATAAGTGGGACCGAACACGTTGGGGATACATCTATAAAAATGTGCGTGATGTATTAGTAGACTACCCAACAACACAAATCATTTTTTGTAATAACCGCAACGAGGCACAGAAAGTCACTCGCAAGATACTCTATTATGGAGAGCGACTGTGGCGCGTTGATTTACAGTATTTTTTAAATGTGGGAAAAAGGAGTTCAAGAGTATAGGTTTGATTTCAGCGCCGAACAAGTTAATAATGAAATTGAAGCGATTGAAGGGTTCATTCCAGAGGATGAAGCGCAAATATTGGTGTACAGATTTCTTAGAGCTAATATTGGTTTCGCTAGTGAGCTTCTTCTCGGCGTAAAGCTGTTTCCATTCCAGCACATACTAATTAAAAGTATGATGCTCGGTGACTTCTCTATGTTTGTGTTGTCACGTGGTATGTCTAAGACATTCTCCGCAGCTATCTACGTGATGCTGCAACTGCTATTCAAGCAGGGTGTCAAGGTTGGCGTATTGAGTAGTGGTTTCCGACAGGCTAAGATGATCATGGGTAAAGCCTACGATGTATTGAAAAAACCCGCCGCTAAGATCGTGCGCCCACTATTTGGTAATGGTAAAACTATTATTCAAAAAGGAACGGATCAATGGACGTTAACCTGTGGTGCGTCCGAAGCTATTGCACTGCCACTGGCAGACGGAAGTAGGTTACGTGGTTTCCGTTTTCAAATTCTGTTGCTAGATGAGTTTCTAAACATCTCAAAGAATATCTTTCAGGAGGTTATCTTGCCCTTCATTGGTGTTGTGGATAATCCTACTGTGCGTGCTGATATGCGCGAAGCAGAAAACAAACTCATCGAGCAAGGTGTGATGGTAGAAGAAGACCGTTATAAATGGCCTTCAAACAAACTCATCCTTCTATCATCGCCCTCATATACATTTGAATATATGTATGAGGTTTATTGTCTATATCGAGACAGGATTTTAGGAGTGCACCATGAGGTGCATCATGACGATGCAGACCTTGCAGATCAATCAGATTACTCTATCATTGTGCAACTTGCGTATGATATGGCACCACCTGACCTATACGATAAGAAGCAGCTTTCACAGCACAAACAGACAATGAGTGAAGCCGTTTTCGCAAAAGAATATGGTGGACAGTTTATCAGTGAAAGCGACAGCTACTTTAAGCTATCGAAGATGATGCAGTGTATCATTCCAGATGGTGAACAGCCAACCACACGAATCGTCGGTGATCAGGATAAGAAGTATAGTTTCGCCATTGACCCATCATGGTCACAAGACAGTGCTAGTGATGATTTTGCAATTACAGGTTTTGAGCTAAACGAAGAAACTCAAAAAGACGCTGTGGTTCATGCATATGGTATAGCTGGTCAACCAACAAAGAATCATATTCAATATCTATTATACTTGTTAAAGAATTTTAACACCGAATTTTTGGCGCTTGACTATGCTGGTGGACTTCAATTCGTGCAAACGTGCAACGAGTCTGAGTTGTTTAAGGAGGCTGGTATTGAACTGTTTATCGTAAACGATGAGATGGAGAGCGACTTTATGAAGCCCGAAAAATACAATGATGATCTTCGATGCTTCAAGAAACAATTACAGCGCCGAACAGATAAAAAGATTCCGTGCTATCTCCGTAATTTCAGTAGCACATGGATTCGTGAAGCAAATGAGTATCTACAAGCTCAAATCGATCATAAGCGTATCTACTTCGGATCTGCTGGTGCATCTGTTGAATCCTCTTTCGAAGAACAAACGAAAGCTAATATTGGAGTCCGCAAGTTGAAGTATACCATCTATCAGAACGAAGATAGGGAAACAACAAAATTCTTGAACGAGGGTATGAATAAAATGACTTCTGTATCAAACAAGATGGTGGAATTCTTAGACCACCAAACATTTATGCTGGAGTTGACTAGACAAGAAGCGGCGAACGTTGAGATTAAAACGTCTCCACAAGGGAACCAGACGTTCCAGTTGCCACAGCATATGCAGCGCCAAACTGGACCTAATCGCCCACGTAAGGATAACTACTCAACGTTGGTGTTGGGAAATTGGGCGAACAGAATGTATCATGAAGCTATAGCAGCAGAAGATAAAAAGGTTGCTGCTGCTACATTTACTCCAATGGCGTTTTAGCAACAGGATATACCTTGTATTCTTTACCCTCTTGCTTAGAAATACTCGCGGCAAACTCTTTTACCTCTTGTTCTGTTCCGTAATGAACTTCTGTAAAATATATATAAACACAAAGACCTTCTGAATTGTCGTCACTCCACTTTCGAGCAATGATGTAATGGATTTTCATGCTATAATGGATTTAGATCATCATCAAATTCTTCAAATGATTCGTCAAGTCGTGATATCTTCTTAGAGAATTCTGGCTTGAACATCATCCACCAATTCTGTGGTGTTAGAGCTTGATGTAGCAACTTGTATCGTTTTGTCTTTTTGCATTTTCCGTAAAGTCGATAATAGTGAGGGAACCGAAGCTTTTCATTTCGTTGACAAGCAACCATGAAGAACTTTGAATACCTCCACTTCCAGAGTAGCGTGATCATTACTTTATTAACACCAATAATGCCGCAGCATACTTTTTAATTTGGTATTTTGTAGGAGAATCACTGAGGTTAGAAAGAATATCTTCAACCTTCACGTATAAAGCTAATCCACCGTGGCTTTTGATACGATAGATGAAATCTGGATATTTTTCAGTATAACCCTGTGTTAAAACAACGACTTCATCTACAAGGTGCTGTGGGATTCCACGTTTAACCAATTTTTCGGCGCTCCAATCTTCACAGTCCTCAAGGACATCATGTAACCATGCTACCACTTGAGCTTCTTCGCCGTGACATCTACGTGCCACTGTAGCAGGATGGGTGATATATGGAGTATAGCCATTGCGTCGAGTTTGACCCAAATGAGCTTCGTGTGCAATATCCTGTGCTAATTTTACAATATTCATTTTAATATGCTCCCCACAAGGATTCAGGTGATTCCATTGGTCGTGCGATTGAGCCTGACATTTCGTTGACCTTCAACATAATCGCGGCTTTTTCATCAGCATTACAATATGGCATAAAGTCGTAAGCCCATACAACAGTGGCTAACCAACGAAGTTGATGGGTTGCAACAACCATTCGTTGCTCATCTCCGTTAAAATCAATATAATTAATTACTGTTGAATTTTTCATGTGCAACAAAGATGAAGCAAGGCATGGGAGGATCGAACTCCCTTTTTCGGACTGAAAACCCGATGTCCTAACCAACAATTAGACGAATGCCTCATTTTAAGATCCCCGTGTCGGGATCGAACCGACCAGAATTCCTCTTTACAAGAGAGGTGCCTTCGCCTTCTCAGCCTACGGGGAATATGAACCGAATCGCACGGTTCTCATGAACTATTTTATTTGTCCCTATACGCTTCTTCGCTCATGTCGCACGTTCCACGGTCTTACAAGGTAAGTTGCCCTCATTTTGTTTATCCTTTCGGATGAATAGGTTTCAGCGGCAATCTAATTTCCGTCACCCATCTAAAAATAATTATACACGCTCTCTGAGGATTGTCAAGAAGGATCTTCTAAATGATGATGTTCAGCATGACAATTAGCGCATAAAAGATCACATTTTTTACTTTCTTCAAAAACTACCGCCCACTTCTTACTGGCTAAATTTTTATGGCGAAGTCCGAACTTCTTTTTGGACGGATCTTTATGGTGAAAGTGTAGAGCGGCAATACATTTGTCATACCCGCATTCTTGACACCTTCCACCGTGCATTGCGACAAGCAGACGTTTTCGTTCTCTCGCTCGCTCTCGCGCATTATATTTTACGCAACAAGAGCTTGAACAATATAGACCATCTCTATCAATAATCTCATTACCGCAATTTTTACATTCTTTCATAGATAAAGTGTTCTAGTTTCTTACAATAATGGTTATGAAGCGATGTCATAATTGTAATAAGAAACTAGCAGGTCGTCAAGAAAAATGGTGCTCTCGTAAATGTCAGAGTGATAATGCTAATATAAGAAATCAAAACTATCAAAAACAACAAGAGAGGGCGCAAGAGCGTAAAGCTAAAATCTTAGAGTTAAAGGGTGATTGCTGTCAGAATTGTGGTTATTATCGTGCCACTGCCGCTCTTACATTTCATCATCGTGACCCTTCACAAAAATTATTTCCTTTGGATGCGAGGAATTTATCAAATCGAAAATGGAGCAACATAATAAAAGAATTAGAAAAGTGTGACCTCTTGTGTTTTAATTGTCACATGGAAGAACATCACGGGATAGATAGGATAGGCAAGAATTGAACTTGCAACCCCCTGATTATGAGTCAGATGCTCTACCATTGAGCTACTATCCCTTATCTACCCGTGCTTAAAAAGGTAGATCCAATAAATCACGATACCCACAGCGATGATTAGTGATACGGCAACTACTGAACCTACTGTTGCTGCGATACCTGTTAAAAAACCTTGCCAGAATTCACTCATATTTTTAAAGCATCCCTATCAGGACTTGAACCCGAACCGAAAGAACCAAAATCTTTTGTGCTGCCAATTACACCATAGGGAATTAGAAAAGGTTCCCCGACGAGATTCGAACTCGCCCCGTTTGCGTCACAAGCAAAAATGCTAAAACCACTACACCACGGAGAACATAAAATAACTGAGATTAGTTACTATGTCGCTGTCGTTGTATTCGTAGTGTTATGCTCATTGATCTAATTAATTATACACGACTTCATGCAAAAGTCAAGATTAAAATTGTTATAAGAAGAATTATACTCACTACTGCAAACACAATAGATGATGACTCTTCTAGTGTTGGGAATTCTCCCACCATCTTTTTTTTCTTCGGGCGTTAGCTCAAAATCTTCTTCTTCATTCATGGAATTGCAAAATTAGCACATGTTCAGAACTTGTCAAGAAGAAACTTACGGACGGGACTCGAACCCGCATCGACGGAGATTTGCAATCTCCCGTATCGCCCCTCTACCACCGCAAGTATATTGAGTATACCTTACTCTTCTAATTCGTCAAGTTGTTTTTTCTTAAAAAAGGAAAATCTATCAGCAACGATCTTTTCAAAATCTGTCGCTGTAGAATATTTAGCGCCAGAATCATGATCAACTATGCGATTGTCAGCATAGTTGTAAGTTCTTATTGTTCTGTTTCCGTCTCGTTCTTGCCGAGAAGTTTGCGTCAAAACGCTTTTCGTTTCTCCTTGTTCGCTTTCCGCTTCTCTTTCCACTTCTGCCAGTTTTCGCCACCAGCTAACAATTTTTGGGGCGAGTTTGTTGAAAGCTCGTTTACGGTTTTCGAGTTTGGATCTAGTTTCGCGACACTCGGAACTGAAGCCACTTTCTTCGTGGGTAATTCTAACGCCGGTATTCGTTTTATTTTGGTGTTGTCCACCTTTACCACCTGCTCTGAATTCCTCCACTCGGAAGTCTTTGCGTCACGCGATTCACTGAGGATTGCCGCATGACGACGTAGATCTTGATCTGTTATTATGATTGGTTTTGTCGTCCATGTTTCTTCTGTTGGTTGTTCTTTCGCCACGACTGCTGGTGCCGAAGGATACTGAGTTTTTCCGTCAGCTAATATTATAGCGCCAAACGCAAAAAAAGTTGCAATAAATATGATATATTTCATTCTTGAATAATTAGTTGGTCGTAATTAGCAATGACTAAATTATACAATTTATTCATGTTGCTTGTACTTAAATTTACACATCCTTTAGAACCATCACCATAATCTTTATGCACCAAAATTCCGCGCTTCCAACCTTGATACCATCCACTTGTTATGTCGGGGTTGTTAATGTCCGCTGGTGGAGGACCAGTTAGCCGCAATACTAGTCCATATCTATGACGTGGTTGTTTAACAAACAGAAATTTACCTGTTGGTGTTTGGTTTGACTCTAAAACATAACCAATTCCCTTTTCTGAACCTTCTGCCCAAAATGTAACCGTCTTATCTTCTAAAACAACTTTACAAGTCTGATCAGATAGGTCCACAATAATCTCGCAAGGTGGACGGTGCCATTTTGCAACAGTTACTATCTCTGGTTCAACAGGATATTGTGTTTTTTGTGCATCAACAATCGTGCAGCAACATAACGCAAAAAGTGTAATTAGCAGTTTCATACCACTAATTACACTTTTAAAAGTATTGCGGGTGGGAGTCGAACCCACACAACGTCAGGGCTTAAACCTGATGGCTTTGCCGTTTGCCTACCGCAACTTTGAAATAGCGCCCGTGACAGGACTCGAACCTGCTGCAATCTGAGTAGAAATCAGATACCACTCCAATGTGATCTCACGGGTATTCTTCAAATTCTTTTTCAATATTTAGAAATCTTAATGCATATTTAGCGACGTGCATTAAAACATCTGTGTCTTCATATTCAGTAAATCGATCTCCTATAGTCTCGATATGCCAACCTTCTGGACCCTCTATAAAAAAACAAAGCGTATAACAAGATTCCTTTCCGTTCTCTTCTCGACGCATCCATGAAACAATTTCGGGCGACCTGTCTGATGCTATGATATGTTAGTTGGAATCTGGTACGCTCGGTCGTCTGAATTCAATATTATTAATTCTCATTTTTTCTTCTTTTTATGCCAACGGAATATACGCGCCAAATTTATTGTTACTCCACCTCCACCTTTACCGCGATATTCTTCATCGCGCTCTGCATCCCGTTGGTCTAGTTCATGGAATACGCGTTGACTCCATGGAATATAAGATGCTTTCTTTTTTCGGCGCTTCATTTATTCCATTTGTTTTTGCGACGATAGCTTCCCTTTCCCTTTTTGGGACGATGGGTTTGCGGAGGAGGAGGTAAATGTCTCCTTTGTTTTATTTTTTTTGGTCGGATTGTAAAGCTTTTCATGTTCCTTTTATTGTCAGAAAAAATACCCTTTTTTTCTGATATGTCAAGTGAAAATATCAACGGTCGGATTTGAACCGACACCTCAAGTTTGGAAGACTCACGTGCTGCCAATTACACTACGCTGACATTACTTTAATATTTGTTCCCTGAACTGCCATTTCTGACACGATACAGGTGATATGTTTTTGCTCCATAACCCATATGAACACCGTGGATATCATACTTCTTATAGACCAACATTTCGTTCTTGCTACTTGCCTCGCTCACAGCAAATTCTACATGCTCATGAACATAAGGTAGTGCCTCTACAAAATTCTTCAAGCCACAGCCTAAACCAGCGGCATGAGTTTCTTTAATTAACCATCTTAGATAATCTAAGTTATATGGTTTACCATTTACTTTTTTTAATCCGTAACCGTAAATTCCAGAATCTACGTTATCCCAATCAATTGCATGATATCCTTTTTTCTTTACCATTGCAATACGTTTTCGCATTACAGTAAGATTTTCAGGATGTCTCCAATCAATATATTTCTCACCTTTCCATTTACCTAATGCTTTACTTCCACGAAGATTAAAGTTTTTAGCGTCTGGTCGCCAGCTTTCATAGTGTGCTGACAAATATGCGATTGAGTATTCTCCCTTTGGGGAAAAACCAAATCCGTCAGTGATTACGTGAGTCTGTCCGTGGTTACGGTATTTACCGTTATATACAACTTGCCATTTCTTATTAGCGCCAACTTTTTTCGGCGCTTCACCTTCCTCCACAGCAATAGTATCAAGTGGAGGAATCGAAGGAATGTCTATATGTTCATCTTTGACAGAACCACCCTTTTTAAATAGTTTGGCTAGTCCTTTAAACATAATTATTATTTATTACAGTTTTTGCAATCTTTATTTCCGCATTTCGGGCACTTGCAATCTTCACCGTCACAGAAGCAAACGAGTCCGCATCTGCATGGGTCACATGTGCATTTTGGATTCAGGCATGTGCCTGTCGCCACTAGACCGAAATGTAAGGCCGCTACTGCGCTTAATGTTATGAGTATGATTTTCTTCTTCATACTACATATTACACAAAATTAGTCCTTCTGGCTAGATTTGAACTAGCGACCTCTCGGTTATCAACCGAGTGCTCTGAACCACTGAGCTACAGAAGGTTAAGCAGAAGGGGTGGGATTCGAACCCACGGCGCTGTTTTACGAGACACTCTAGTTTTCAAGACTAGCGCAATAAACCTGACTCTGCCACCCTTCCTTATTGTAATACGGGAAGTAGGACTCGAACCTACAACCTCTGGTATGTAACACCCTTGCTCTTCCAATTGAGCTATTCCCGCTTATATATAAACTATTACAGATTTTAAAAAACACGGTAGGAAGGATTCGAACCCTCAACAAACGATTTGGAATCGCACGTGTTGCCAATTACACCACTGCCGTTTATTTTAACCTGTTATATTTTAAACGTTTTTGATTCCCATTTCCTTTATTTAGCGCCTTATATGTTGGTGTTAAACTGTGACAATTGGGACATATTAAATCTAAATTTTCAGGTTTGTTATTTTCTGAATTACCGTCTAAATGCTCTACTTCTAATATTGGTTTTCCTGTTACGGGGTTTGGAGTATTCCACCCACAACGAGAACATTGGTTATCATGTATTTCCCAAAGGTAGCGTCGAACATAGTTGGATACTTTAAATCCATTAGCATAAGTTCCTGTCTCTTTACCTTCAAACCATCGTTTAATATATAAAGTATATTCATAGTCTTTTTGACATTGAACGCTACAATACTTTTGGTTTTTTGTTTTAGTATTACATTTAAGGCATTCCATAATAAAAGTCAGGGATGGGGGTAACGATCCCCCTTCTTTGGATTAAAAGTCCAATGCTTCACCATTAAAGCTTATCCCCATTGGTGCGAGTATTGTGGACCTGCCCCACGTGCGGATATCTCCAACTGACCATCAGAATGCAGGAATCGAACCTGCTTACACTCTATAATACTCGCTTAAATTTGGTAGGACGAGAGGGATTCGAACCCTCAAAACTTCTGATCCTAAGTCAGACGACTTTGCCGTTTGCCCACCGTCCCATGGCACGATGGACGGGATTCGAACCCGCAACCTCCAGATCGACAATCTAGTGCACTAGCCTATTGTGCTACCACCGTTTTTAAATTTTTCTTCTTTGTTTTTCTTTCTTCTTTTTTCGCTTTCTCAAACGATTCTCTTGCTGTCTCAGCAAGCCGTTTCATAAATGTTTTGTTATCAATTTTCATATTGTTCAAAAGTTCTAAGGGCGGGACTTGAACCCGCATTTCACTTAAACCCGAAGTGCGTTTTACCTAATCGATCATATGGCATCCCGCCATATCCAGTGAGTCTTTAGTTCACCCGCTATCCTCTCCAAACTACCTCAGAATGTTAATTTTCTTCTGCGTGTATTTCACGGTGACAGTTGGCACAAACTAATTGACATTTATCTACTTCTTTTTTCAATTTGTCAAGCGATTTTGTATGTCCATTTGCAGAAATACCAAAATCTTTTTCATTGGGGTTTTTGTGGTGGAAGTCTAAAGCTTCGATACATTTATTGTAACCGCACTTTTCACATTTTCCTCCTTTATATTCTACTAATAAACGTTTTACTTTTTTACGTCTACGTTGAACCGCTTCTGACCCGCACTTTTTACAACGAAGTCGTTCCCATTTAGTTCCTTCGTTTTCTAATCTATGTTCAGTTTCTCCGTGTTTATTGCATTTTTTAATTACTATTTTTGGCATAACATTTAATGTTACACCAATTTAAAAAGCACTGGAAGTAGGATTCGAACCTACGATGGGATTACTCCGACAGATTAACAATCTGTTGCCTGCTACCACTCGGCTACTCCAGTTTGGTCTAGATACATTATTCTATAACGTTTTACCCTTAAACTATACCCTCTTAAGCGAGGGCAACGGGACTCGAACCCGTATCTTTTCATTGACAGTGATATATTGAATTTGAATTGCTGTGAGTATCTAAAATTGTTAATTGTTAAAATGACTAGACACATTTAACTGTCGAAGTTTCAAGATTCGATTTTTTAATGTTTGCTGTTAGTGTCTAAAAATGTTACAAGGTGCTATTTTTGAGGATATGAACCTCATCACCCACACTGTGGATAATTTACCGTTTAGTTGCTGTAAACACCTTTTTAAATTGGTTAGGAAGGCGAGATTTGAACTCGCAACCTGATCGCCCCAAACGACCCGCGCTACCAAATTGCGCTACTTCCTATCATTGTTGAAATTTCGTGGAAAAATGTCTAGATACGTAATAAGCGGAATTGAACCGCACCTTTCGTTTAGAAGACGAATGCTCTACCTTTGAGCTATAATAAGTTTTGCTGTAAGTATCTCAAAAATGTCTAGATGCTGTCCCTGCTTTTCTGGCACGGGCAATTTAAGTAATGGTGAAAAATAAATGTGCTGTTGGCATCTTAAAATGTTCTGTTACTCGCGTGAGTACAGTTGTTACCATTTGGCTGATTGGGTATTTCAGTGACTCTGATCAGTGAGTTTGAAAGCTTTTTCCGACCGTGAAAAATATGTTGATTACACCAATACCCGAATCAAGCCTTATGATAACGGTGAGACATTATCATCCCATCGATTATCAACGGGTTTCCCGCCGCTAATCTTAATGAGTTGTCTGTCTCTAAAATTGGATTTCATTGTTCTATGAATTGATTACACAGACATTATACGTATGGAACAATAAATGTCAAGAACTTTTTTTCATAAGCGCCGATTTTTTTATTAATACAACTTTCACAGTAATAAAGAAAACAAAAAGAGCGGCAACTTTGCCGCTCTTTTTTTGTGACTAATTATCAAATGCTCTGATTTGAACCTCTTCTGATATCACATAAAACATGATTGCTAATTGTTCATAATATTTGGCGCTCATATTCACGATCTTGTCCATCTCGTCGTCAGTAGCCATTATCCTAACGGGAATCATGCGCTCAGTAAACTCTTCATCTTCGGGTGATACCCACTGTCCACGAGCTACAGGCATTACAGTCAAACCTCTTGTTATAGCTTTTACTTTTTCATCCCATACTTTGTGGAATCGTGTTCGAATAGGGCGACCATCATTACGAACTGTGGGAACTAAGATTTCAAAAAGTCGGGTTCTATTATCTTTTCCAGCATTCATACGAGTTCTGCAAGAGTCTGAACCAACCAAACGATACCACAGATAAGGGTGCTAAGTCCACCTAACACATAAAGAAGTCCAAAAAGAAAGTGAAGACGAATACTTGTTTCGATTGTTTTGTCGCTGGTCATTAGGAATGCCATATTAGAGAAAGCGCCGATTAATCCAGTTACGAATACTGCGAGACTAATGAAGAATATTAAAACTGTCATAGCCGTAATATAACAGAAAATTCGGCGCTGTCAAGAAAAAAGTAGGACTGGAAGGAGTCGAACCCTCATTTATTGATCCGTAGTCAATCGTGATATCCATTTCACTACAGTCCCATTGGTGGATGGTGTTGGAATTGAACCTGTTCCGCAATTCTCGTGGAACCTAAACTTTTGAAGAGTTTGATAAGCACCAGCTTATTTCGCCATCCTGAAAATTAAGTCTCTCCCGCAGGAATCGAACCCGCACCCTCTGAGCTTCAATCAGATGTGCACACCACCTTACACCAGAGAGAGATAATGTATGTTGGCGGAATCGAACCACTTGTCGGACCATCCCTACGTTTAACGACGACT